AAGCTAAAAGAAAACATTGTCGATGCAGGCTCCCAATGGGATGACCTAAAGGCGATCCAAGTTCGTAATTACAATTTCAAAGAAGAGACAGGACATCAGACGCATACCCAGCTAGGCGTTATCGCTCAGGAAATTGAGCTTGTCTCTCCTGGGCTTGTCACCGAAACACCTGATCGAGACGACGATAACAACGACCTTGGCACCACGACCAAATCGGTTAATTACTCTGTGCTTTATATGAAATCGGTCAAAGCTTTGCAGGAGGCGATGGAACGAATAGAACAGCTTGAAACCCGCGTCGCCCAACTTGAAGGAGGTACTCCCTAATGGCACTTAGACTTAATGGACAAACCTCTGGTTATGTCGAACTAGACGTACCAGCAGCAGCTGGCAGTCATACGCTGACCCTACCTGATAGTGGTGGGTCTAGCGGTCAATACCTGCAGACGAATGGTAGTGGCACGTTGAGTTGGCAGACTCTTACGACTGGCACCGTCATTAATTCGGCTCTTTACACAAACAACACCCGCACAAGCGTTACTGAAACGGCAGCCAATACAGACCGCGTTACGCTTTGGTCGTTTAGTTACAACAAGCAATCGTCAACCAGCAACCTGTACGTTTTTGGGACGATGCAGGGGTCAGGCAATGATTCGGGAGCTATTGGGATAGAAACGAGTTACGGCACCACAACTGTTGCTGGTGGTTGGGGTTATACATTTGTTTCTTCCAATAGTATAAAAATGGCACCTATCGGGGTCGGCATCACCGGGCACACTACAACAGGTGCTCAAACTCTTTCGTTTCGCTTTTTTGTAGCAAACTCTGGAGTAGGAAACCGACCTTTTGTGGTACTCAACCCTAACTCAAGCGACGATGCAAGATATAATCAAACCGAATCATACGCGATTGTTTTGGAGGTAGAGCCGTGAATCTTTTCCAGCAAAGCATCAAAAATCTTACTGGCAGTTTTTGCTGTAAGTATTTTGGCGATGACGCTTACGACAATATCGTTGAGTGGTACATCGACAACCCGCCTACCAAAGCAGAGGTTGAGGCGGAATGGTCGCGGTTAAAAGCTGAGCAACCACGCAAAGAAGCAGAAGCCAACCGCGCCGCTGCCTACGCCGCAGAAGCCGACCCTCTCTTTTTCAAAGCACAACGCGGTGAAGCTACCACCGACGAATGGACCGCAAAGGTCGCAGAAATCAAAGCACGTTTCCCGTATCCAGGAGGTGAAGAATGAGTACTCTTAACGTAGAATCTATTTCACACCCTACGTCTGGGTCAAACGTAACTATTAACGGCGTTACCCCTGCTGGTACTAATCAACTTGGCAATCGCAACCTGATCATCAACGGTGCGATGCAGGTTGACCAGCGAAATGCTGGGGCGAGTGTAGATGCTTCCAATACCGGAGGCAATACTTATGTTCTTGATAGATGGCATTATCGTGTATTAGCTGCTTCAAAATTTACCATTCAACAAAATGCTGGCTCAGTAACTCCACCAGCAGGGTATACAAATTATCTTGGATGCACTTCATCTTCTGCTTATACTGTTGGCGCAAGTGAGTTGCTTACTATAAGTCAAAGAATTGAAGGCTTTAACATTGCTAACTTAGCTTGGGGAACAGCATCAGCTAAAACTGTAACATTGTCATTTCAAGTCTATTCATCTTTGACTGGAACTTTTGGCGGTGCTATTAGAAATAGCGCTGGAAATAGAAGCTATCCATTTAGTTTTGACATTTCATCGACTAATACTTGGACGCCAGTTAGCATAACTATTCCCGGAGATACTACTGGCACTTGGTTGACAAATAATGGTACGGGAATTGATGTGCGTTTTAGTTTAGGCACCGGTTCAAATTATTCACAATCTGCTGGAAGTTGGTATGCGGGTTCAGCGGTATCAGCCACAGGCGCAACCAGCGTGGTCGGCACCAACGGAGCCACGTTTTACATCACCGGCGTCCAACTAGAAGTCGGTTCTGTCGCCACACCGTTTGAGCACAGGAGCTACGGCGATGAGCTGCTTAGGTGTCAAAGGTATTTTCTTCGTCTTGTAGATGCTACAACTGGCGTTGATGGCGGATTTTTAAATTGTGCAAATTACACTAGCGTTAATGCATACGGAGCACTAATGTTCCCAACCACTATGAGGACTGGTCCTTCTTTGTCTTATGATTCCTCAAATATGCAATATTTTTCCAACGGAGGTAATGATTCAAGCATTACATTAGCTCTTGGCGGTTCTGGTGTTACTCATTGTGAGTTTATTGTAGGTAATTTTGCTATGACAGCTGGGCACGCTGGCTGGGTCAGAATTAACAATACTGGTTACGTTTCCTTTAGCGCGGAGCTTTAAAATGTACCAAGAATTTATTAACCCAATCACCGGAAACGTATCTTCAATCTCCAAGGTAGTGGGAAATGAAGTTATGTCGATTCCCCTCAACCCCGACAACACCGACTACCAAGAATACCTTGAATGGCTAGCCGAAGGCAACACGCCTGAACCTGCCGAATAAACCTTTACCCCTTTTAGAACAATGATTGCACTTATCCGTCCCGTTCTTATGTCGTTCCTTAACAGCGACAAAGTGAAGCGATTGATTGTTGACCTGCTCCGCAAACTGGCTGAGCAATCTGATAACACTGTTGATGACCAAGCCGTTGATTTTATCGAGCGTGGTCTTTTCGGTGATAAGTAATGGACTTGGGAGCACCGCCGGTACTGCCGGTTCTACGGCTCCCTGAGCCCCTTGTTTTACCCCGTCCGGTACTGGAGGTACCACGAGCGGATTTGCCCTCGTACAAGCCTATTGTGGTGCCTCCTAGCGACCTTCGTCCACCCCCAGGGGTTGCTGGTACAACGCCATCAGAGCAAGAACCAGAGGAAACTAAACCTAAACCAGCCCCTAAACCACCCGTTAAACTACCTACACCGCCCGAGATACGATACTGGGAAGTACCAATCTTAGATAAAGAGATACCAGTACCATCCGCTGAAATCTTATCGACGGCTGCAACGACTGCTACTGTTAGTGTCGCTGCCACCCTTACCGCCACTGCGATATTTAAACAGTTAGTGTCAGTGATGAAACCTATCATCAAAAAGATCCTAACTAAAAAAACTAAAAATGCAGAAAGCTAAAGGTTTTTTTCACGAGTTTTTTAGTGAAATTGTAAAAGCCTTGGTTCTTGTATGGAGCGCAGGTGTTCTTACTGCCTCATACATGGGCATGCTACAAAAAATGGACCCGACTTTTGTCGCCAGTTTGCTCTCAGGGACCCTTGCGTCCTACGGCATCAGTCGTGTTGATAACAAAAAGAAAGCTGACGACCTATGAAGTATGTACTCTTCTCCCTATTCCTGGCGTTTCCGGGTGTTGCTGCCGCTCAGTCTGTTACTCCTGCCTTTACTCATGGTAGCATGCAGTCTACCTCTACAACTGAAATCTCTATTGAACGCACAATCGCAACTGAAATCTACGGAGGCGACTATAAAAAATGGTCTGGAGAAAATGTCACCCCCAGCAGTACCATCGAAAGCTCTACCAACACCTGGTCTCTCACTACCGCAGGGGATCCCTTTACCTTAGAGACTGTTACACGTTCTGCTGGAGTCGTCGAGACCATCGACATCACCGAAACCATCGAACAAACTACTACCACTACCTCCTTGTCAGTCTTCTCGCAGTAAGCCCTGCGTATGCTGAAGAGCCTAAAGTATCTAATACTAGCTCACCTGTAGCTGCTGCTACGGGTAATGTAACTAATCAAGCTGTACAATTCCAAAATACAGGCGCACCAAGCAGACAATACTTTAACACAGGTAACTCCTGCAACGGCGCAACGATGACATTCAGTCCATTCTACATGGGTGCTGATGTCAAACCTAAAAGTTACACGCATACAGATAACTACGGAGCACAACTAAACTTCTCTGTACCCCTTGATGGGGGCATGGTTGAGTTATGCAAGAGGATTGCTAAACGTCAAGAGGAAAAACTACGTCTTGACTACGAGCTTGTGAGGGCTCTGAAATGCACAGAGATCATGAAAGCAGGCTTTATGTTTAGACCTGGGTCTAGAGTTGAAGTTCTGTGCCATGATATTATACCAATAGCTTCTTATGAAAAAGAAAGCAACTGAAGACAACTTTAACGAGTTGCACAATCTAGTTACTAAAGAGTTTCTAGCACGTATTAAATCAGG